GTGGTAGTGCCTCCGCTCCTACAGCACTAAGCGGTACATCAACAGCTATTGATTGGTCGGCAAACACGCAATTCACTCACACGCTTTCAGGAGGGACAACCTATACCTACAGCAACATAAGTGCAGGTGCATCTATTGAGTTGTATCTAAAAAATGTTGGTAAAAGATTTGATTTGTTAAATCAGACAAAAACAAATGTATCTTTTAGCAGTCAACTAGGTACATCAGATTTTGTATATGGTAGTTTTTTTAACAATGATGGTAGTAAATTTTATATTGTTGAGGGCAGTACCACAATAATTTATGAGTACAACCTATCAACTAATTACGATATTTCTACTGCATCATTTGTGCAGTCAAAAAGTGGTATGCCTTCTGCATCACAATCTGGTTATCAATTTAACGGAGATGGTACAAAACTTATATCAATCAGAGGAGATGATTTACACGAACATGCCCTTACAAGTGCTTATAATATTAGCACTATCAACACCACAGCAGCAAACTCTGTCAACCTAGACTCAGTATTAGGAGACACAGGTGGAACGACAGACTTTCCTAGCACAAGCTCAGGTTCAGGTCTACTGTTTGATAATGGTAGGTTTAACTCAGATGGGACAAAACTATTTATATCAAATGAAAGACATGGTAATATTGACCCATCTAGCACACAATTTTTTAGTCATTTTGTCATTGGACTCTCAAGTGCATATGACATAACAAGCACACTAACACTTTTATCAAAATTTGATATTGGTTATGACATGAATCTTTTTGGTAAAGGATATGATGGATTTATAGCAAGTGATATATCAGCAGATGGAAAGCACATGGTCGTGATTGAACAAGCAATAACAACTGGCAGAAGAATCCATCAATACTTTTTAGAAACAGCTTTCGATTTAAGCACAATAAAAAGAGTTAATACAACTAATTATACAAGAAAAGATGATGATTCAGAATTAATAAACATGATTAGAATACACCCAGACGGAGAAAATTACCATGTGCATGAAAAAGATAACTCAGCATCATCTGATAACCAAGCATTAACTGTTGTTGATATACAAGGCAACCATAAAGTAACATTCCCTACAGTAACATCAAGTCAGCCACAAACTTTCGGTGATGGTGCAGACCCAACAACCACCTCATTTCTAAGACTTACAAGTAATGATGGCACAAATGTGCTAATTACTGACCATAGAGAGATTAGCTAATGTCAGACAATAGAGTATCAATGAAGATGATAAGTGAGAAGTTAGACCACATGCACTCCGATATTGAGAAGAACTCAGCAGACATACACAAGCTACAGTTAGAGATGTCTTATGGTCGTGGTGCTGTCAAAAGCGTTGCATGGATAGGTGGCTGCATAGCTGTCATTCTAGGTCTCATGAGAATATTTAACGGAGGATAGTATGATACCATTCCTAGGTTTGCTTTCTAATCCAATCACAAAGCTAGTAGCTGACAAGGTTATAGGTGCAGCAAGTCATGCTATGGAAAAGAAAAAGATTATCCGACAAGCAGAGATAGAGGCTACAGCCAACATAGACTATGCTAAGATAGAGGCACAGAAAGCAGTACACAAAGCAGAACAAGCCGTACTAAAGCAACAAGTCAAGTCTAGTGAGAAAAGCTGGAAAGATGAGTACTTGTGTGTGGTGTTCACCATTCTGTTGATCTGTCATTTCATAGAACCACTACAGCCAAGCATGATGACAGGATGGGAGATGTTAGGTAAAGCTCCAAAAGAATTTTGGTATATCATAATGACTATTGTGGCTGGTAGCTTTGGGGTATCAACACTAAGTAAATGGAAAGGCAAATGAAACAATCAAGACTAGACAGAATACTATCATACATTGCATGGGCAGTAATAATAGGATGGACACTTGCTATTATCATTATTGATGTAGAGGCAAATGAAAACACAAATGTTTCTGGAGACAATACGATTATCTCTGGGGGCTACGATTCTACAAGTTCTACAACGTATGAGTCTGGCAGCAGTTCCAATACTACTAGTACTTCCACAACCAACAACACCAGTAACATCAAGTCCTTTCCACCAACAGCCTCAGCTCCACCCACAGGAGCAGGTATTGATACTTGTAATCTTGGCACTTCGTTTGGATTGCAAAGCAGTTTCATTGGATTGTCTGGCAGTAGCCATGAGACAGACGAGACGTGTGAGCGTATTAAACTAGCAAGAGAGCTATCAACAGTACACCAGATGAAGGTGGCAGGGATTGCTATACTGTGTCAAGACCCTAGAGTGTTTAAAAGTATGCTCGCTGCTGGCACCCCATGTCCATTTGAAGGTCAGATAGGACCAGATGCTCAGAGGCTATGGGATAAGTACCCAGAACTCAGACCAGACTATGAGGAACACAAAGAGAGAATGAAAATAAAAGAGAAGATACAAGCTGAACAAGTTATGTATAATAGAGGTAGGTAATGGCAGAGTATATACTTCTCATACATTTCTGTAGCCTACTTGCAGATAACTGTAGTAAACCACAAGAACACACCATAAGGTTTGCTGACTACTACTCTTGTATGCTTACTGGTTACGCTGATGGACTACAGATGATTGAAGAGAATGGTCCAGAAGTTGTAAACACTCTTGAGCTAACCATTGGACACGAATGTATAAAGATTGAGTCTGAGTGAGATACATGAGATGTTGTATTGGAATCGTTATTTTATTGTTATCAATGGCAGGGTATATCAATGTTGCGAATACTACAACAACTGACAACTTACTCTCTAATAATTTCTATGATGACTGGTCTGGTACTAACGACCATTTTCATGGTCCTAATATTCTGGCTGGGGTTCACAACGAGTATCGTGAGCAGACTATTACCCTATCAGACCATCTTGAAACTCACGAGATACAAGGCGTAACTCAATCACAATTCCAAGCCGAGGTTTGGTTCTGGAATAATCGAACCCAGTCAACAACTTTAACACAGGAGATAGTAGATTCAAATGGAACGGAGTATAGTAATAGCGTTACAATGTCTGGTACTTGTAATGCTTATAATGGATGTGGATATGAGGATTCTCCTACCAACACTATTATCATTAATGATATTGCATCAGACTACGATATAACTACACGATTTAGTTTTTCTGTACCCTCTCAACCAACAGGTCATTGGGGAGCTGATGTCCGTAACCCAGAGTTGTTTGTAACTTATGACCCATTTGTTTTTGATATAGCTACAACACAAGAAGTTGAAGAGTGGTTACAGGAGTTTGAAGAAGAGTACATAGACATATTTGAAGAGCAAGAGTTCTTCTTTATAGAAGAGTCAGAACCTTTCATTGAAGATTTGTTTACATACGAGCCAGATGTTTATGAGCTGTTTGAGGAGATAGAATACTACGAGCCAGAGATAGAGGAGCTACCAGAAGAAGTTATAGAAGATATGCCAGAAGAGATAATCGAAGAAGAGATAATAGAAGAGATGCCAGAAGAAATAGTAGAAGAAGTTATCGAGGAGCTACCAGAGGATATAGTAGAAGAAGAACCAGAGGACATAACTGAAGAGCCTAGCATGGAAGAATCACCAGAAGATATGGATACATCTGAACCAGAGCAAGGTGATATAACAATAGGCAAGACAATCTTTGCCAAGGCTATAGAGGTGGATCAAGTAACCATAACTGCAATGATACAATCACAACCTATCATGCAAGATGCAGAGTTCTATGCCCCAATAAATATTTACCCAAACCAAATAACTATCTTTGACGATAGGCAAATCTATGGTAACATTACCTATGTTGTCAATGACCCGCTAACTTCACAAATAAATTACACAAGGGGTAACTTGGAACAACAATACAAATTGAAACAGAAACTGGATGAGATGATATGGATAAATTAAAAAACAACCTCGCTGGTATCGTAAGTCTTATTGGTGTAGTCGGTGCTATTGGTGCTGGGTTTACTACATACGGTCAGCTACTAGGCAACATCTCTACTCTTGAGGAGAAAGTGTCCGACCTAGAGTCAAGGCAGTATGTGATAAACGAGACAGTAGACCTAACAGAAACAAACGATAAGATTAACGACAACTATGTCAGCTTAGTAGACAGAATTGAGCTGATGAAAGAAGATATAAATGCCAGTACAAATAACCTTGGCATAATCAAAACCAGACTTGATCTGATTGATGCACAGATACAAGCAATGGAAAACGAAAACAAAAACCCTTTGGCAAGATAGGAGGCTATGATGCTAGAAAAACTAAAAAAAATCGCCCATAAATGGACACAGAGTACGATGTTCTTTACAAAATGTGGTTGTGGTAACAAAAGACCTAAACCTCTTC